AAGACAAAAACGAAGGCCCGCTCGACATCTTCCTTTGTCGGGGGCCTGTCGCCTTCCAGCTCAAGAGTTACTCCAGTGGCATCCTGAGTGACTTCGTAGATAGGCATATTATTTCATTCTGACTTTAAACCCCGGAATGTCAGTCGATTTCTCTTCTTCAGGCTTTTTAGTTGCTCCAGCGGGCGGAGGCGCACCGAATCCTTGTCCTTGATTTGAAAACAATTGTTGAAGAATCTTTTGTTGTTCAGCAATAGGAACTGGTTTCTTGAAACGAACAGTAGGTTGCATCTGACCAGTCAGAGAATCCGTTGAATATGTAACTTCATACGGGGGCTCTTCAGAAGGCTTCTGCTCAAGAAATTGCTTGAGCTGAGGAATCTTATTTGAAAGCTCAGATATCTGATCAGCAGTGCCTCCAACAGTTCCATATCCTGGAACATTGATTTGAGTGTACCCTGACTTTATTTTCTTGGCCTCATCTTTCTGTTCCTGTATGGCCTTCTCGTAAGCAGCCTGTTCCTCAAGAGATTCAATCGGCTCCAAGGCCGGTATAGGCATGGCCATTGATCCGCCAAGCTGGTACTCAGGACGAGCCTTAAGTTGGCCAACCAATGATGGACGTAGAGTTTCGCGCTTTTCACCGGCTTCTTTTGCCCGAGTTTCTGAAGCAGCTTTATCGCGGGCAGCGATTAATTTAATCTCGTCCTGAAGCCTCTGCTGCCGTTCAGCTTCCATTCGACTGCCCAACCTTTCTTCATTCAAAGACTTCAAGTTTTCTTCCATCAACGCCCGCTTCGCATAGTTCCGATTGCGGATATCCTCGTTGGTCCCGGTGAACTCGCCGGCAATACCACCGGTAAGCATGGAGAGCCCCTTCATGAAAGGGTTGATGCGCTGATTGGCCTGCCGCTCAAGCATAGCCCTGATGTCCTCCGTTTCTTCTCTGGTAGCCATAAGATATAGTTTTTAACCCTGCAACGACCGCATCGCACCCCGTCTCCTGAACCCGCTCATGGCGGCATTCATGATCTGATCGGGATCGTAGTTGATGTATCGGTACTGGTCCTGTTGTTGTTGGGAGTTGGCCAGCAAGTCAGCGTAGAGCTTGGCGAAAGGATCGGCCTGACGATCGGGTAGAGGAACCTCCTTGGTGCCCTTGGTGGGGATGACGGTTTCGCGCCTTACGAGAGGAGTGACTGGCTCCCTAGGAGGAAGGGGGGTTCCAGTGTAGGTACCAGTGCCGGTGCCGGTGCCGGTGCCGGTGCCGGGTCGAACTCCGCCACCGGGAGGAGTTGTGGTCGTGCCACCGCCAGGAGGAGTGGTTGTGGTTCCACCACCGGGAGGGGTGGTTACAACAGGAGTAGTTACGTTTATTGGAGGGGTTTTTACAAAAGGTATCCACTTACCATTTTCCCAATCCCAAATATTACCTTCATTATCAGGATAAACATCTCCAACTTTTATTCCACCAGTTCCTGGAATAACAGTTCCTTCGGTTACACCTTCAGGAGTTACTATTGGTCTTTTGATATCTGTATTGCCAGTAGCTATTCTCCAAGGTGAATCCTTAAACTCATCACCAGGTTTTGGTTTAACATCTTCTTTCCAGTCAGGAGTTATGTCTTTAACACCACCAAGACCAGCCGTTACATCTCCACCAGTGTTATCAAACCCACCTACGCTAGTAGTTGTAGGTTCATCCGCTCCAACAGATTGATATGATTCAACTGGTGTTGGTGTTACTTGAGAAGTTGAAGGCGCGGTGTTGACTCCAAAATTAAACTTCTGAGGTACAACTCCTTTATCCAAATCTTCTTGAGATACTGAATACGCACTTGGGCGTATAATTGTATCCCTAATATTGTTTCTGTCAGCATAGAGAACATCTCCATTCTCCATTTGCCCGATAGGTATATAATCCGGAATCGTTCTTCCCGGTATTGAAACCGGTTCTCCACGAGTTACAACGCCTTGAGGAACCGAAGGTATTTGGCCTGCAAAGTCAGAGGGGTTTACGTCAACCACTCCGATTGTGCCACCAAGATCACCGGGTGGAACGAGACCTGTAAAACCATATCTATCCTCAGTCTTCGGATCCAGCGGGGTTCCGATTCCTGTTCTTATAAGCGCATCCTGCTCATCCGTATTCCCAATGTTGATTCGCTCAGTGGGTTGATCTCGGATGTTGTAATCGATGTTTCCAAAACCTACGTCTGAAGGAGCAGCCTGAAACTCAAAGCCTCCCGTCCTCCAGTTGTATGGAGCTTCTTGTCCATACGGATCTAAACCGTAAAACAAATCACCAACCCTGACTCCTGCCATATTGGGGACTAAATCTCCCATCTTGTATCCGGGATATCCCGGGAACTCATCTACGGCATTGGCCTGATTCAGGTCTTGAGCCAGATTATCGATTGCGTCAGCCATATATCAGTTTTTGGGGATTATGCTGTTGATTCGAGCCATCATCCAGTTGGCCACAAGCTTCTTGACCTTAGGCTTGTTCTTGAGCCACTTCGCAAACTTCTCGGCGTTGCTGTCGTAGAAGCTCTTGAACCACTTCGGTCCAACGAGTTCCTTCCAGAAGTAGAACGCCTCCCACTGATCGGGGATACACTCACGAGCGACAAAGCATCCGCCAAGCCCGAAGCCCGCGTAGGATGATCCAAGGTTACCAATCGCACCAGCATACCCCTTGAACTGATTCATGAAGGAGTTCGCTTGATCGGATGTGTATTGGTTCTGAGCGTTTGTGAGCGCAAAGTTACTACCCATCTTCATCAGGTCTCCAGGGCTAGATAGCTGGGCACCCTGAATTAACTGAGGAGTCATAAACGGAGAGGCACCCTGCTGAAGACCACCTAGTTGGGCGGCTTGGGATGAGACCGGTTGGAGTCCTAGGGCGGACTGGACGTTGGCAATGTTCTGCTGGCGACCGGACAGCATCTGCTGCTGCGAAGCCATCTGGCCTGCAAAGCTCTGTTGCGCCGCGGTGTTCCGCTGGCCGGTGGCCGCGAGGATGTTCTGGAAGGCTTCCTGTGCGTTTCGATTGGCAGTATCGCTCGTGCTTTGACCGCTCTGAAGCAAGCCCATTGCAGCGTTCCAGCGTTGAGAATTGGCGTTACCAAGAGCATCTTGAATTGCGAGCGACTCACGAAGAGCCGAAGGATTGCCAAGAACATTGCCAATGGAACTACCGCGAGCGCGAGCAGCCTGTTGGACTCGTCGCTCCATGCTTGGATCCAGAGTACCAACCTGAGAAAGACCCTGTTGGATCTGACGTTCAAGCTCGCTACGGATCAACTGAGAAGCCCCGGTATCCTGTTGGGCACCGGGCATCCCAACCCTCTCGTAGGTGGGAGAATCTATCCGCGTATCCGGAGCGGCGGCATCACCCTTAACATCGCTGAGGAATTGCTCGTAGAGATCGAACTTCCGAGGATCAAGAGCCTCCAGCTCGTTTCGACGTTGTTGGGCAAACTGCGTTCCATACAGCCTTGCAACATCAAGTTGTTCTTTAGCTAAAGGATCTGCAAGTTTTGATAAAGCAAGAGCTGTTTGCTTGGTGATATCAACATCACCAATGCCTGTAAAATCGTATGTTCTTTTGGCACCTTCTGGACCGTATTTAATTTCAGTGCCAGATCTAGCGGCTTGTTCTAATGCACGAATGAAAGGATATTGCTCGGCCTGAGCTTTTATCGCTTCGGCAGTAGAGGCAGCAAGGTCCGGCGGTTTGTAACTTGGGCCGCACATTTGCGGCTGACCCCAAGGAATGCAGGAGTAATCTTTAGCCCAGTCATCTTTGGCAAACAGCATTACGCTGTGAGCTAGAACCCTTGATGTATTAAAATCTATATTCATACTCCTCCTTCAAAAATCTCGGTTTTCCAAATGGGATTATATCCAAACTTCTTCATATATGAGTTGTATGGACTATTCTCATTGCAAGCTATGAAATACTTAGGAAAACCTTTTGTCTCCATAATAGAGTCATATACACGTTTAAGGTGCATACTGTCTCTGGCAGACACTTTTTCGGTGTGATTCCAAAGAAGCAGGACAGGCACCCTTCCAAAAGATGACGCACCAATGATCTCGCCATCTCTTTCAACCACATGGGTTGGGTGAATGATCGAGTCGTTGTTTGCCCGCGCAGCTTGAAGAGCTTGAGACTCTTGCTCAAGCGTTTGTATCATTCGTACTCTCGGGAAGGCGTTCATTGTTGGGGTCTGACCGAATCGACGAATCCGGAGAGAATGGTGGATTGTAGAGACAAGCGACCAGCGTCTGCGGTTACCTTGAATTGCAAAGTATTCCAGCGGCCTTGGCTTATCAGGTTGTAAGCCTTCAGGAACTTCTGGCTTGAGGTGATCGCCAGCGCGGAATCGAGCGTAACGAATGTGTCCGACATATCTTTGGCCAACGACACTGCGGCGGTCGTGGTGGCGGTAGTGTACGGGTTATCGAAGGCGAACTGAACGCTGTACCCGATCTTGTCGGGAATGGGTTCGTTGAGGTTGTAAGCCTTAGTTATAACCGTGGATTCGTAATTCGCACCGCCATCGGTGTACGCGGAGCTTGAGACCGGCGACAACCGGCTGTTTGGGAGGTAATCGTTGAATGACCAGACCTGGCCCGCTCCCGCTGATACCGAGACGATATCGCCGGCAAACATGAGGACGGGTCCAAATGTTGAGAATGAGGTTGGAATGAAGTCGTTTACGATCCAGTTGTCCCAATAACCAAGCCAAGAGCGGGCCAGTGAGTGGTAGACGATGACCGCGTTGTTCTCGTTGAGCGCACCTTCGAGGGCGATATTGAGGCTGTTCTCGGTCAGGAGCGCGTACTCGGTTTCGATTCCGAGGATCGCTGGTTCCTCGGCAACGAACGGAACAGCCAACAGATAGCGGTTGTTCCAGAATACACCGTCGCAGAGATCGAGCTTGGTCTTGTCGATGCGACTGATGAGGTCGTTGATCGGGCTGGAGAGCGCGAGACCTACGCTAGTCTGGGTACCGGCTTGGATCTGCTGGAGAGATCGGATGCCGTCGCGGGAGAAGAAGAATACGTCAGGACCAACCGCGGTAATGGACCGGTGCGATGAGCAGCCGATATTGCCGCTGATGAGTGATATGGTCCAATCGGCAGCATCCTGCGTAGGATCGGCATTTACGCTCCAAATAGAGCGTTCCTTGAAGACGATGAGTTGATAACCAAACCAAGAGTAGAGTCCCTTGATGGGATCGCCATCGCCACCGATACGAAGAGACCCGAGAGGATCCCAGGATTCGCCATCGAGGATATCCGAGAAGTAGAGGGTATCGGGCTGGATGGATGTATCCGCGGAAACTGCGAACAACCGATTGGTATGGGTGGTGAGAAAGATCGGCTTGGCAGGAGGTGTGAGCGATACAAAAGCTACAGCGTGAGATTGATTTGCTGGCGAAACACTAACGGTTGGAGCGGTGACATAACCGCTGCCGGGATCGGTGATCGTTATGAATACGAGATTACCATCGTTGGCAACAACAGCGGTTGCCGTAGCCGTGATTCCGCTGGGAGGCGCGGAGATGGTTATTGTGGGGACAGAGTTATGATTCGATCCCTGCCTGATGATATCGATGCGGCTGATCTTGCCGGCTGTAGTGGAGCTGTTGAGGTTCGCGCTTGAGACGTACTTCAGCGTTCCTAAACCGTCCGAATAAAACAATTTGTCATTTAATTGCGCAAAATAGACGTAGGAAGCGGCAGCGTTGAGCGTTGATCCCGAAATCAGGTTGTAGGAAACGCCGGGTGACCCGTAGTAGAGGCTCTTGGTGGAGGTGCTAAGGTCATTAACAGCGATGACGAGGCGTTCGGATGCGGCTGTATCGAAGTAAAAGCCGGACAATACCGTCGCGTTGATGGGAAGATTGCTGCC